CAGGCAGCTCAATATCACGATAGAAGCCAGCCTGCTGTAGCTTAATGATCTCGTTCTTGGTCTTGCGCATACCGTGGGTCAGGCGGTAACAAGTGTCCAAGTCGGTTGTGCCATAAGGCAGGATGATGTCTTCTGCTGGGATAAACATAGACACCTGACGGCCAAGATTGGGATCAAAATAAACTTTCTTGAACGCCGAACCGGTGGCCGGCAAGCTCCACAACATGCGCTCATGCTCAGGACGGAACTCACGCATGACTTCTGTCAACTCGTAGTTCATGTCAGCTTCAACACGCACAGCCGCTTCTTGCTTCTCAGGAGTCTCTCTGCCCAATATTTTTGTACGTACAGGCCCTGCGGCTGGGAACTGCTCAGTAATTGTTTCTGACTGGAAGCGCACCACGGCCTCTGTAATCATGGGGTGGAACACGCCACACGCGCCGTTCCAAGGTTCTGTACGCTCTTCGTACTGAAGACCCAAAAGCTTCAAGCCTTCTGTATAAGCTTTCTCCCAATCCTTGCGGGAGTTTTTATCATTCTCAATATCGCCACACAAGTCTCCCGCCAATGAAGCCAATGCGCCTTCATCCATTTCTTCGGCCAAGTTTTGATTAAAGTCGTCTTCGCCGTCGGGGATTATGGTTATGTCCAAGTCCCCCGCGTGGATGTTGACCATCTCGGGATCAACAATCTCAATCTCGATGGCCTCCTCATCTTGCGCCAGATCGTCTATGCCTTGGGGTTGTTGGTACAGAGCTTTATCTATATTGGTTGCCATTTTTTACCTCAGTAGTACGCCGCAGCGCGTCGCTTAAAAAATTGTGGCTCATCTCGCTCATCTGAATCCAGCGAAATAAAACCGCCTTGTCTGAATCGAATCAGCGCCTGAGTGGTCGAGTCAACCAAGTCATCGTTAGCCGCATTTGGAAAAGCAGCCACCTCTTCAATAAGCTCATCAGCCCATTTCGTCTCAGGTGCCCATACTTTACCTGACCTGAACAGATCAGTCACGGAATTTAACCGCACAAACTTATCGTTGCCTCGACTCGGCGTAAAGTCCTGTACATAGATGCCCATTCTGCGCAACTCAAATATCAGCGGAGCGCCAGCAGCCTTGGCTTCAATCACACAAGCATCCGGCTCCCATTCCTTATAAAACCTAAAAGCCGTATCCTTCAACTCAGGAAACTCCATCCGCTTTTTAAATGCGTCGAGCAAAATCACATGCGGGTCGTTTTCATTCTCATCCATATAGAAAACACCCCACGTCGTGCAGGCACTGTAGTCGCTACGTTCGTTTTTTGTAAAAGCCGTATCCCAGCTCTGGATAATGAACTCACACCGTGGCGGATCATCCTTCTTCCATCTCTGCCACCAGTCCCGCTTAACCAAGGCACCTTCTTCGCCGGTCGGACTTTGCTGGTACTGAGCATTCCATTTAGAGGAGGGCAACTCTTCCTTAAGAGCCTCCAATTCCTCAATGCTCCAAAACTCCGGCCACAAAGGCTTTCCACTTGGCATGATGGCGGGCAGCTCAATAATCTCCCACTCATCCCCTTTGTCCCGCTTAATAGAATCTTCAATGACCTTGCCAGTCAAGTCACTCTGACCCCACCGAGTCATGATGATGACGATGGCGCCACCAGGTTGCAGACGCTGTCTTGGACCCGAGGTGTACCACTCATACACCTTATCGTAGATCTCAGGATTCCCCGCCGCCAATGCAGCTTCCTGTTCTGAATGCGGATCGTCAATGATGAGCAGATCCGCGCCCTTACCCGTAACCGTACCCCCAACGCCAATAGCGAAATACTCCCCGCCCTCACTCGTCGCCCACCGACCCGCCGCTTTACTATCTTGGCGCAAACTTACACCAGGGAATACCGTTCCATACTGATCCGACCCAACTAAGTTTCTGACCTTACGTCCAAAGCCAACTGCCAGTTCACCCGTATTCGAGCACTGAATAACCTTCTTCTGAGGAAACCGCCCAAGAAACCAACTCGGCAATAAATACGACCCAAACTCAGATTTCGTATGACGCGGCGGCATATTGATAATCAATCTTTTCAGCGTCCCATTTGCTATTGCCTCGAATTTTTTTGCCACCAAAGCATGATGCCTACCCCCAACAAACCCGGGCCACATCATCTTTACATACGCCATAAATTTTTCTTGCGCACCCTCCCGATCAAGCGCAGCTCGATATTCCGCCACCTGTGCCAGCAACTTCTCTTGCTCCACCGGCGACAAACTACCAATCAATTCATCTAACTTGCTCAATCAATTTTCCTAAAGTTTATGTACACCGGCCTAATCGTCCTATGCATCCCATCAACCTTCTTTAAAACACCCAACCTCACCAACCGATCCACAAGCTTCTTCGTATTCCCCAAACCCATCTTCCCGCGCTGATCCGCAATAATCTGCAACGTAGGACTATGCCCATACATCTTCCAGTACTCATCCACAATCCTGAAAACTTCAACCTGCGCCGGACTCATAATCTTCTCCAAACACCCCTCTAAATCTTTCAAAATATATACCCCCCACCCCTTTTTTATTCCCTTTTAGATATATCAATCCCCGTTTTATATTCTAAAAATGAATTATAACGTTATGGACGTCCCGCTAAAAGTTCTAAAAATATACCCCCCCTATGTTTTATTTTCATCTTTAGTATCCAATTCAGATGGTATTTGTTCGTGTGGAATAGTATGTGTAACATCCGCAGCACCCGAGCCCTCAAAAGGGGGGGTGCCCCCTGGGTGGGGGTCGACCGGCACCAGTTCATCAAGCAAAGTCGATGCATCTACTTCGACCGCGTCGACTGCGCCGGCCTTCATCATGCCGCGCAATTGCTCCATGATCTGCGCGCGCGCGTCTGTGCTTGTCTTGATGGTGGTTATCTCTTTGCGTTCTGTGAAGGCGGCCACTTCGGTGACAGTCCCTAATACTTTGGCCGCTTGTATGCGAACGCTGGGTTTAGTGTCGGGATCGATGACCACTTGAACAAGGGAGTGAATTACCAGCTCGCGCAATTGTCCAGCGTTACGTTGTTTCGCCGCCTCATTAGCCAACCTATAGGCCTCTATCTCGCGTTTTATTCTAGGATCGGCCGCTAATGTATATGGCGCGGTAACCATTGTAGACGGAGCCGGTTTAGCTTTATAGGCTTTTCGGTAAGCGCTGGCTTTTGTTTCTCCATCCGCTACGGCCTTGGCAAACTTCTTTTGCTTGGTAGTTAACTCACCGGAAACGGAAAGAATAGACTCTATTGGAACCTGTGCTAATCCTTCCCTTATTTGCTTACGAGTCATAACCATGAACTACTCCGCTTCGCTTTAAACATGGGCGCGATTCTAGGGGAAAAAGAAGGGAAAATCAACCGAGCCCTGGTGTTATATACAGCCTGGACGGAAAACCAGTAGGGTTTTCATATGGTTTGAGTGTCGCATATGTGACTGACAGACCTATTGACAAGAAATTAATATAAGACTTTTTAACCGCCGGAGCCCTACAGATGAAAGTCCAAACCGCAGTACTGCGCCAAGCTTATAAAGAGCTAAACACCCCTAAGCCGCCCAGTTATCAATTGACGCCCGCGGAGTACAAGCGCCGCCTCGTATTGATCGCCCACGAAAAAGGCCAGCAGCCACAACCCGACCCCATTAACGAAAATCAAAAGGATCTTTTCGCATGAAACCGCTTTATCTAATCGCTTGCAGCCAATCCAAACTAGACCGCGCCGCACCGGCTGCAGAGCTTTACACCGGCCAAGCCTTCAAGCTTGCCATGAGCGCCGCCAAGGCCGCCAATGCCGACGTGCTGATTCTCTCCGCGCTTTATGGAGTGCTGGAACCGGACGACGTTATAGACCCCTATAACTGCTATTTGGGAGGCCTGCCCGCCATGGATCGCGCCATATGGGCAATAACCACAGCCGCCCAGCTCGCACCACACCGCGAACGCTTTGCCGTCATTTTGGCCGGTAAGCATTACGCCGCAGCCTGCGACGACTTCGCAAACAAGCGCGAACCGCTCAAAGGCTTAGGAATAGGCCAACAGCTCCGCGTTTTAAAGAATGCAACCGAATTCCTGAGCCGGTGAAAGTGTCAGGCCAAGCCCGCCCGCGCGGGTTTGACCGGACATTGTCCGAACTTGAAACCATAAACAAAAGGAACTTTAAACATGAAAAACACTCCCGAATTGTCGGCCATTGTCGACCGCATCGCCCAGCTTAAGGCGCAGATATCCGACCTAACCCAAGAAGAGGCCGCATTAAAGGCCGCATTGATCGAATCAGGACTTGAGGCCGTCAACGGCTCCGAACATCGCGCGGCCATTAGCTGGACTTTTAAAAAGACTACAGACTGGCGCAGTATCGCGGAGAAATTCGACCCGAGCCGCCAATTGATCGCCGCCCACACGTCAACCGGTGAACCCTTCGCAACTGTTCGCCTATTCGCCCGCAAACAAGGAGCCTAAACCATGAAAACCCAAAAGCTTAACTTTTATTGTGACGCCGGCCATGGCTGGCTGGAAGTCATGCGCGAAGACGTCGACGCGCTTAACTTGGCCGACAAAATCAGCGCCTATTCCTACGCGCGCGCCGGCTGGGTTTTTCTCGAGGAAGACTGCGACGCCGGATTGTTTTTAGACGCGGCCAAGGCCGCCGGCTGGACAATTCAAATTGTCGAAAGGTACACCGCCGGAGATTCTCCGATCCGCCGGTATGAGCGATTCTCCGCTAAGGTGGCCGCATGAAATACGAAGTGCAAACCTACACGCTCTGCGCCGGCTGGGTGAACATATGGACGGACGACGACAACGAGCCGGTGACATTCGACCGATACGAAGCCGCTCAAGCCGGTTTAGCCGATTATTTGGCCGCGCTCGCTTTTGCGGTAAAGCTTGGCCATTTAGACGACTTTAACCCCGAAGATCACAGAATTCAAAAGGTGCCAGCATGAAAAAACCCCTCGGATATATCGCATACGAAGGCCGCAGCCGGATCGATGGCCGCCCCATTGTCGTAATCATTAACCGGATTGACACCGACAGCGCGAACGATAAAACCGGCGCGCTGGTGCAGTCCTTCATTCTCCGCGCGGACGTGCCGCCCATGGAGGCCATAAACACCGGCGCGGATCGCTCAATTTGTGGGGATTGTGAACACCGCCCAATAATTGCCAAGCAAACCGGCAAAGCCCCTTGTTATGTGGCCGTATGGCAAGCTCCGCGCTCAGTCTATGCCGCATACAAGGCCGGCCGGTATGAACGCGCCACGCCCGCACAATTGCGCGCCATTCTCAAAGGCCGGAAGTTAAGAATCGGAACCTATGGAGACGGAGCCGCCGCACCGGTCGAACTGTGGGAAGAGATAACCGCAGAAACCGCCGGCCATACCGGTTATTCCCACCAATGGAAGCGCCAAGACTTCGACCACGCCCGATGGGCTCCGCTCGTAATGGCCTCGGCCGATACCCTAGACGACGCTGCATTGGCTAATCTTTATGGGATGCGGGTTTTTCGCGTCTCAATTGGTGCCGACAAACAACCGGCCGAGGCCATATGCCCAGCATCAAAAGAAGCAGGCCGGCGCGCAACGTGCGAGACGTGCCTATTGTGCGCAGGCACCAGCAAGGCCGCGCGCGATATCGTTATCCAAGATCATGCGACCGGCAGCCAGCGCCGCGTTATCCAACTTCAAACCGCATAAAGGGAGAAACCATGCAAAAAAGAATGATAGCCAAATACGCCGGAAAAGACGCGCACACCGGCGCACCGATCCGAGCCGGAGATGAAATTATTTTCGACACCACCACGCGCCAAGCTTGGCACACCGACGAAGACGAAGGCCGCCTAAGCTTTACCACCACCACCCCGCCCAATATTCGCGCGGATTATGTGAGCCACGTTTTTAATTTTGGCAATGGCCGCGAATACTACAGAAACAAGGCCGGACGCTGCGAAGATGCCCCATGTTGTGGCTGCTGCACTATTTGAAAGGGAAACCATGCACGACGACGACCAAGCCCCAAACCATGCCAGCACACCGGCCGAGATTGTCGATTATTACGACCGACATTTAAACCTAACCCTTCGCGAATTGTCGGCCATGACCGGCCGCACAATCAAAGAATTGAAACGCTTAATTATGGAGCCGGCCAAGTGATACACACCGAATCAGAATACATCAACGCCGGCCATCGATACGAACGCGGAGCCACGCCGGCCGAGACGCTGCGCCGCATGATAGAGGCCGAACGAATAGACGACCGAGCCGAAGCGCGCCGACTAATCCAGCAAGGCCGCGAAGAAGCCCAAAAACAATAACCCTACCCCCTGCCAGGTTATCCGCGCGGGTCTTTTCACGCGTGAATGTACCTGATACATTCAACCCTTCCACACATAATGAGAGTCACGCTTATGGAACCCATCAAAACATTCACAAACGAGGCCGACGCGCTCGCTGCGCGGGTCTTCAGGACAGAGTCAGGCTTCCTAGTCACGCTTAAGGACACCGAAAGCCAAAGAGAATTGCCAACCCGATGGCATTACCACGAAGAAGAACGCGCCATCAAACGCGCCGAATTTTTAGCATTCCCCGAACGTTTTACAACCGAACCATGAAAGGACAAGACCATGCTTGATATTTACCAAGCCAACGGCTACCACGACCGCACCCAGTATTTGGCCACGCTAAGCGAAGAATACCCGCGCGAAATTGTCTATGCGCTGGCTGATTTACTTGGCCGCTCCGAAGACTTCGACGGCTTAGTCACAGCTTTACAGGATTATGCGGAGGGCTTTTTGCAATGAGCAAAT